AAGTAGTTGAAGTTGATGATGTAAAACTACTATTTACAGTATTTCCACTAACATCTCCAATCATTTTTGAAGTTATAATATATTTGACTAATGGAGTAACACTTTGGTATGGTTGTGCTATATCAATAGTATTTCTGTAATAATTTGACATTTTAAATATAAATATATAAAGATATATTTTTTTATATATATATTTATGAACATTTTGTTTAATTATAATAATTTTATTTTTGAAAAAGAATCATCTATTAATGATCTTCTAATAGATGATATTATTGAATTATATAAAACAGAATATATAAAAGATTCTTACTGTGATTTTATTATTATGTATGATGATAATTTTTGTAAATTTAAAACATTTCTATTAAATGAAATTAAAAATACAATATTTGTATACATTATAAAATTAACAGAACAAACTGCAAACACAGAATTAAAACAATATTTTCGCAATACATTAAAAAATATAACTAAAAATATTTCAGAATTTAAAATTTCTACTAAAATTTTTAATAATAAAGATGTTGATGTAATAAATAATAAAAAAATAATGCAATGTTATGATAAACAATATACGAATAAAATACACATTTTAAAATTTATTTGGTTTATGAATGATTATGATGGGGAAATTACTTTTCCAAATAATCAAAAGATTATTCCAAAAAAAGGAAAATTAATTATTTTTCCTGTATCTTGGTGCTTTTCATATGAAGAAATAAATAATATATCTTCAGAAATTATTACTATTAGTGGAACTTTTTATAAAACAGAATAATATAAAAACGGAATAATATAAAAACAGAATAAATTAAATAAAAAAAATGAATTAAAATTAGTTGTATAAATATATATTAATATATTAAAGATGATTATTCCAATTAAATGTTTTACATGTGGTATGGTTCTTGCTGATAAATATAGATTTTATTGCCAAGAAGTGCGTAAAAAAAAATTAGCTAAATTAGGTCATAATGCATTAACTGATATTGATAAAGTTGTATATTTAACAAAAGAATTTAATGAAAAAACACCTGAAGGAGAAGTTCTTGATGAATTAAATTTAAAAAAAATGTGTTGTCGTAGACATTTTCTTACACATGTAGATATCGATTAAATGTTTATTAAATATTTATTCTTTATATAATATATAATGGTAAAAAATACACAAAAATATTCTAAAAAAAAACATCATAAACAAACAAAAAAAATGCATAAACAAAAAATATATAGTATGGTTGGATGTTCAAAAAAAAGAGGTGGTGGAAATAGTACATTAGCTTATCCTTCAACAAATGTTCCTAAAATACCTAATCCTTTTTTAGCGTACACTGGTAAATCTCACGGCGGCAGTAAAAGTGCAATATATCCATCTTTAGGACCTAAAAATCCTTTAAATAATATTTTTTTAAATCCTACTAATACTACAAAAGGTGGATCATGTGGTAGTTGTCAGGCTAATTTATTAAAAGGTGGAAATAATATGAGTAGTTATCCAAATGGTTTAATTGGTAAAGCATGGACACCAAATCCTAGTGGATGGCCAGGAGTAACAAATAATGCTTCATATAGAAATCATTTAGGATACAATACTTATTCGCCAGTTGATATTTCAAGACAAATGGTTGGAGGAAAATATAAAAATAAAACAAGAAATAGTAATAATATTAATAGAAAAAATATTAATAAAAAGAAAAAAGGCGGTGCACTTTCAAATTTTATAGTCCAAGATTTTGTTAATTTAGGAAGACAAACACAACATGGATTAGGAAATACTTATAATATTTTAAAAGGAAACCCATTATCTCCAAGTCCATTGCCATGGAAAGATCAATTTTACAACAATAAATAATAATAATAATAATAATAATAATAATATTTTCTATTTATATATAATAATGGCATTTCCAAAAAAGGTTAAAGATTTATGCGCGCCTGCGTTATTATTTTTTGCGATTTCAATTATTGGTCTTATAATGATTTTTTTACAAAATTTAGGAAATCAACATAGTTACCATGTGGGTTCATTTTCTTGTCGTGTTCCAAATACTGCCTTAGTTTTTATTGTTAAATTAATATACATACTATTTTGGACTTGGATACTTAATTTAATATGTAAAGATGGACATGTTGGTATTTCATGGTTATTGGTTCTTTTTCCATGGATACTTATGTTTGTTATGATAGGAATGATTATGTTAAATAAATAAATTATAAGTAAATAATAAATAATATATAATATTATATAATAATATACATTATGGTAAAAAACGGTATTTCACATAAAATAAATGGATGGAAATATATTTCAATAAAGGGTAAACCTAAAGAAAGAGGTTATGCTTATGGTTATATATGTGCAGATGATTTTAAAGAAATTAAAGAAATGTTATCTTTTTTAATGGTTGAATCATATGGTATAGAATGGTCACAATTTGTTAAAGAAATATGTGATGATTTTAAAGAATTAACTAAAACAGAATTTGAAGAATTATATGAAGAAATGGAAGGTATTGCTGAAGGATGTAAAGCAGGAGGATGTGATACAAATATTGATGAAATAATTGCATGGAATTTTTATTTATCAATTTCTTATTGGTATTCTACTAAATCAGAATCACATACAACTCGTGAAGGCGGAGGTGCAAAAGATAGATGCAGTGCATTTATTGCAGTTGGTGATTGGACTGAAGATGGAAAAATAGTAGTAGCACATAATTCTTTTAGTGATTTTATTGATGGTCAATGGGGAAACATAATTTTAGATATAAATCCAGATAAAGGTCATAGAATTATAATGCAAACTTCACCATGTTGGATATGGAGTGGTACAGATTTTTTTATTACTTCTAAAGGAATTATTGGTACTGAAACAACCATAGGTGGATTTATACCCTATGAAAAAAAATTTCCAATAGGATATAGAATTCGTCGTGCAATGCAATACGGTAATACATTAGATGATTATGTAAATATATTATTACATGAAAATTCAGGAGATTATGCAAATTCATGGTTATTTGGAGATACTAATACAAATGAAATTATGAAACTAGAATTAGGATTAAAATATCATAGTGTGGATAGAACTAAAAATGGTGTGTTTATAGGATTTAATTCAGTTTATGACGAGAGAATAAGAAATTTTGAAGTTCAAAATTCAGGCTTTTATGATATTAGAAGACATCAAGGCGCAAGATATGTAAGATTAAATGACTTAATGGATGAATATAAAGGAAAATTAAATATTGAAACTGCACAAAAAATTATATCTGATCATTATGATGTATATTTACATAAAGAAAATAATCCTTGTTCTAGAACAGTGTGTTCACATTATTATTTAGATGCACGCGAATATATGTCACAATCTGATAGACCTAAACCATTTGATCCTCGTGGTGCAGTAGATGGTATTGTGTGCGATACTAAACATATTAAAAATATGAGTTTAATCGCTCGGTATGGAAATTCTTGTGGAATGCATTTTGATAAAAATAAGTTTTTTAAAGAACACAGACAATATGAAAAATTTTATAAGTATGTAAAAGATAGACCATCAGAACCGTGGACAGAATTTTCAGTTACTAATTTAAAACCAAAATTTAAAATAACAAAAAAAACAAAAGTTAAACACAATAAAAGTAAAAAACTATAAAATATAATATGTTTTATTTTTCAATAAATATATTATCTAACATATCTTTATTTTGTTTTGCATCTGCATAACCATTATCATACAATTCAATAAAATTTATATTTTTGTTAATATATATAAAATCATTAAAATTTAAAAAATTGCGTATTTTATTTTTAATTTGACTATTATTTAATGGTTTATTTATATTCCACATAGATGGATGAATATGTAATACAGATTTAGTAAAATTTAAATAAGGATATGTACTAAATCCTCCGTCAAAAGTATACATATCATGATATCTATTTGACAATCCACCAGTTACTAACGGAATATGAGAACTTGCAATACAACAATTAATTGCATCTTCTAAATTATCAAAATCAGAAAAAATACTTGTTTGCGTTTGCCAATTTTGAACTGTTGTTACACCTATAAATAACCGCGCTAAATCAAAATCATCATCATTATAATATTTTAAGATTTTATATTTTATTGAGTACTCTAATTCATTTATGCTTTTAGATTTTGTAAGGTCTGAATTTAAAATTTTATAAACAAACTCATTTGAATCTTTATTTAAACACATAAATAAACTATTCCATGAACCAGCAGAAGCACCTGAAAATATATATTCTGTTAAGTCATAGTTTTGTTTAATATAGTTCAATATACCCATTAAATAAAATCCTTTAATTCCACCAGGAGAAATAGATATTAATTTTTTATCTTTAATAAAATTATTTTTATTCAAATATAATTGAATATCTTTTTCACAAAAAATGTTATTATTTTTATTAGTTATTAAATTTTGAGATTTTGTAATTTGAGATAAAAAATATTTATTATATAAAATAATATTACCTTTACCAATAAGTTTACCTGAAAATAAAGTATTAAATAAACTAAACATTAAAAATATTATAAGAATGTTCTGCATTTTATTTTTAATATAATATTTTTAATATATTATTTTTAATATATTTAATTATTAATTTATTTGTATATTTTTATATAAATTAAAAAAAATAAAAAATGATTGGGATGACTCTTTCCTCTTATGAGGATTGAGTTTTACAACACTTAACGGCAACCCTTATTTTCATTTTTTTATATTTTATATTTTATATTTTATATTTTATATTTTATATTTTATATTTTATATTTTATATTTTATATTTTATATTTTATATTTTATATTTTTATATTTTATATTATTTTATGTATAATTTATTCTTTTTTGGGACATCGAAAATATAAATAAGTAGCATCACCATAAGGCTCGGAGTTAAACAGTATACATCCTTTATCCTCTGCTGCATTTATTACTCTTGTCAGTTCCTTAGCATGAGAACTTGCAAATAATGGCATTTTTACTGAAACAACCCTTACTTCTGCATTTACAGTGCATGCGATTATGAGAAATATAATAATTATTAAAATATTCATTTTGTGTTTTGTTTGTTAATTGTTAGTCGTCAATCAGGTTTTTTGCAGTTTTACTGGTTTTACAGATTTAAGTTACTTTAATTATTTTAATTTTAAAGTATTTCATTTTTTTTGAATGACACATATTTTTTTACTTACTAAAAATTATGTATAAGAAGTAAATAATACCAATAACGAGGCAAAGAAATATAACAAAAAAAACGAAAGAACAAATAAAATAAAAAATGATAAAAAAAATGATTGGGATTACTCTTACCTCTTATGAGGGTTGAGTTTTACAACACTTAACGGCAACCCTTTTCATTTTATTATTTTTTATTATTTTTATTTTTATTTATTTTTTTATTTATTTTTTATTTATTTATAAATGTTTTTATTTATTTGTTTATGTTTTCTTATTAGTTTTTAAAGTGTTGCCTGCATCATCATATTCTTCGTGCATTCCAACCTGCTCAGGCAAATACAAACTTAATTTAGTAGATTTAATATTATTAAAATTACCTTTTTCAATGTCCCATTCTAGATTAAACTCAAATTCTTCAACATTTTCTGAAGTATTAGTCGTATCCTCGCTTGATGAAATATACATTTGCTCTAAAGCATCATCTATCCAAGCATTAGGTTCAGTGAAATTTACTGAAATTCCGAAATAATTATTATAAATGGTATTGTTTGTGTTGAATATGTTAAACATTTCTTCGACTGTAAAGTATTGCAACATATAACGAAATTTATACAACCATTTATCAAATTCAGTAGGTGTTTCTGCACATTGACGTCTTAAAACTGGACGATCCATTTTTAATTCAAAGTTTATATCTGTTGGTATAGGAAACGATTTCTCATCTAAAATAGGAAGTTTCTCTAATTCAGGCATTGATTTTTCCAACACATTTTGTATAAATTGTTCTTCAGGCATATTATATATTTTATCTATAAAATCTTGATTACAACCTGTAATTTCTTGTGGTTTAAAAGACCCATACATTTTATCATCATCTTCATCTGTAAGAGAATAACATTCAGTCAACCAATCGTTAAGATTAATATTAATGTTGTTAGAATTAAAATTTGAAAGAGACATCTTTTTTGAATTAATTGTAAAATAGAAGCTAATAGCAATAGGGGCAAGTATAATTAATTATCATTATATAATAATTTAAAAAGTATTTCAATTTTTTATTTTATATGCGTTTTTTATTGATTACTAAAATTATTTTTTAGATTTTTATATTTTATATTTTTTACGGTATAAATGTAGAAAAAATAAAATTAATTTAATTACTTATTTAATTGTTAAATATATTTTCTATATTTTGAATTAAATTCATTGTTTTTAAATTTTTTTCATTATATGTTTTTCTATAATATTTTAATGGCTCTCTTAATATTTTAATACATAAATTTAAATCATTAGTAGGGTCTCCAGTTAATAATATAATATTATCAAAATACTTATTTATATTTCTACAACCAATATATATAGGAGTACAATTAAATAACAATGGATTCATTATTTTTTCTGAAAAATAATGATTACTTTGAAAATTTTCGATACAAATAGAAAATAAATATGTATCATATGGTTCCACATCATTAAATTCACCTTTTAATTGTAAATTTACATCGTTGTAATACATACATCCTCTACCAAATATATCTATAGGTAAATTATTTTGTAATATTTTATCAACAAGTATGTGTCTATATTTATGGCCAGGTGCACATAGTTTTTCACTAAAACAAATAGACATTATTTTTGATTTTACAAATATTTCTTTTATTGGAGGTGTAGTATGCCACATATATCCAAAATATTCAATAAATGGATCAGGCAACTGTCTTTTCTCTCCGATAAAGTATTTGCCTATATATTTTTTAGAATAATCTATAAATTCTGTAGTTATATTTAAAAATTCATTTGGTTCAAACGCTAAACCAATAACATTTTGTTTATTTATATTTTTTAATAATGGCATAGCAGTATTTATTATTATGGCATGAGTATAATTATCTTGATCTGTAATATAAATTTTATTATTTTCACCATAATGTTTTATATTAATTATATTACAAATTCTTTCATAAGTTAATTTACAATTTGTACTATCTGTAAAATCACTAAATATTTTTATGATATACATGTATTACATATATCGAATATATATTTAATTACTTATAAAATGTAAATAAATAAGTTATTAAATATAATTAAAAAAATATGAACAATATAATATAAAATGGAAATAGAAAATATATCTTGGAAAGTAATTGATAAATATTTTACAGATAATCCAAATAATTTAGTAAGTCATCATTTAGAATCGTATAATGATTTTTTTAATTTTGGAATAAATAAAATTTTTCGTGAAAACAATCCTATAAGGTTTATTGAGAGAGAAGAAGAAGGCGTTACATTGGATAAAAGAAATGAATGTTTGTTATACTTAGGTGGAAAAGATGGTAATAAAATTTATTTTGGAAAACCAATAATTTATGATGATAATAATACACATTATATGTATCCTAATGATGCAAGATTAAGAAATATGACTTACGGGGTTACTATACACTATGATGTTGAAGTTGATTTTATTTATTATGTTGGTGATACAAAAAAAGAACATTCAATAAAAATAGAAAAAATATTTTTAGGAAGATTTCCCATTATGTTACAATCTGATTTATGTATTTTAAATTCATTAAACCGAGAAGTTAGATTTAATATGGGTGAATGTCGTAATGACTATGGAGGATATTTTATTATTGATGGAAAAGAAAAATTAATTATACCACAAGAAACATTTGCAAATAATATGATTTATATTAAAAAAAATAAAGAAGATGATATTTATAGTTATTCAGCTGAAATTAGATCTGTATCTGAGGATACTTCTAAAGCTATAAGAACAACAGCTATAAAAATTGTATCTCCTTCCCCTACTTTTACAAATAATCAAATAGTTGTTGTTGTTCCAAATGTAAGAAAACCAGTTCCTTTATTTATTTTAATGCGTGCTCTTGGCGTAATATCTGATAAAAGTATTATAAAAACATGTTTACTTGATCTTGAAACAAATGAAAATTATATTGATTTATTTATTCCGTCAGTTCATGATGCAAATAAAGTATTTACTCAGCAAGTAGCACTTGAATATATATCTTCATTTACAAAAAGAGGGACTGTTACTGGTGTAATAGAAATTTTATCTGATTATTTTTTACCACATATAGGTGAATTAAATTTTTTAGAAAAAGCATATTTTATTGGATATATGGTATACAGATTATTAAAAGTAAGTACAAAAGAAGAATCACCAACAGATCGTGATAATTTTCGGTTTAAAAGAGTTGAATTATCAGGAACTTTAATTTATGATTTATTTAGAGAATATTATTTAATTCAAAAAAAATCTATATCTCAAAAAATTGATCAAGAATACTATTATCATAAAGGTGAATATAAAGATGATGAAAATTTAACAAAAAAAGAACAAAAGCAATTACAACCAAAAGAAGCAAAGACATTAAAAGAGAATATTTATAAAGATAATTTTATTGGACTAATTGAATCTAATTTCAAGCAATTTTTTAAAGAGAGAATTGTTGAGACAGGATTCAAAAAAGCATTTAAAGGAAATTGGGGATCTGAAGCACATACTAAAAGATTAGGTGTTGTACAAGATCTAAATAGATTAAGTTGGAATACATATATATCTCATTTAAGAAAAATTAATTTACCTTTAGATTCTAGTGCAAAAGTAGTGGGACCAAGATTATTAAACAGTTCTCAATGGGGTCTTATTGATCCATTAGATACACCTGATGGTGGTAATATTGGGTTACATAAACATCTATCAATTAGTACTTATATCACTAGTGGGTCTTCTTCTTATCCAATTATTAAATGGTTACGAATAAATACACCTATGAAACTTATATTAGAATGTTCTTCAGAATATTTAGCAAATGCTTCTAAAATATTCGTAAATGGTATTTGGATTGGAGTAATTGATACACCAATTGAAGTTATAAATTTACTTAAATTATATAGAAGAAATGGTATTATTTCCGTTTATGCAAGTATATCTTTTGATTATGAACATAACATAATTAATATTTATAGTGATGCAGGAAGATTAATGAGACCTATTTATTATATTGAAAATGGTAAAGAAAGTTTTTATAGAAAAGAAGTGTTGGAATTACTTAATAAAGGAACCATAACATGGGAACAAATGATAGCTGGTTTTAAAGAAAAATCAGATGAAGCATTTTATACAAAGAAAAACAAAATATATAACATTAATGAATTATATACAAATATTGGAAATAACGAAAATGATATAATTTTAAATTTAAATAAATATAAATCTATAATTGATTATGTAGATACAGCAGAAGAAGAATCCGCACTAATAGCAGTTAATAATGATGATTTAAAAAAATCCAAATATTATACTCATATTGAAATACATCCATCTTTAATTTTAGGTGTTATGGGAAATCAAATTATTTATCCTGAAAATAATCCTTTGCCTAGAAATTCATTTTCTTGTGGACAAAGTAAACAAGCTGTATCTGTATATCATTCTAATTATCAAATGCGTATTGATAAAATGGGTGTTATTTTAAATTATGGACAAATACCATTAATAAAATCAAGATATTTAGAATATATTAATAATGAAGAACAACCTTATGGTATAAATGCTATTGTAGCAATAATGAGTTATACTGGATATAATGTAGAAGATGCTATTTTAATTAATGAAGGTTCTTTACATCGCGGTATATTTAGAACTACTTATTATTCTATGTATGAAGCAAGAGAAGAAAGTTCTAAAGTTTCAGGAATGCTTAATTCTAAATTTGCAAATATACAAAAAAATAATGTTATTAAACTTAAACAAGGTTATGATTATAGTGAATTAGATGATTATGGTATGATAAAAGAAAATACAGAATTAAATGATAAAATAATTTTAATTGGAAAAATAAATTCTAATTTAGAAAATACAGATGTTTGGATTGATGATTCTGTAAAACCTAAAAAAGGACAACTTGGGTTTGTAGATAAATCATTTATTACATTAGGCGAAGAAGGATTTAATATTGCAAAAGTGCGTATTCGTGAAGAAAGAGTTCCTGCAATTGGAGATAAAATGGCTTCTCGTGCTGGACAGAAGGGTACATTAGGACTTATTATTCCAGAACAAGATATGCCATTTACTGATGATGGCGTACGCCCTGATTTAATTATAAATCCACATGCATTACCGAGTCGTATGACAATTGGACAAATTATTGAATCATTATTTGGAAAAGTATGTACAAGTTATGGTGCATTTGGTGATTGTACTGCATTTCAAGTAAAAGGTGCAAATTATTCAACATATGCACCTTTATTAGTTAATGCAGGATTTAATTATACTGGTAATCAATTATTATATAACGGAATGTCAGGCGAACAATTAGGATCAGATATTTATATTGGACCTACTTATTATATGCGTTTAAAACATATGGTAAAAGATAAAATTAATTATCGTGCACGAGGTCCAAATACAGCTTTAACAAGACAACCAGTTCAAGGAAGAGCTAATGACGGTGGTCTTCGTATTGGTGAAATGGAACGTGATGGTGTTTTAGCACATGGTATGTCTTATTTTTTAAATGAATCGTTTTTAGTAAGAGGTGATGAATATTACATTGCTGTATGTAATAAATCAGGTGCTATAGCTATTTATAATGAAGCTAAAAATTTATTTCTAAGTCCTATGGCTGATGGTCCAATTCATTTTAATACAACACCAACTGGATCAATGAATATTAAAAATGTTAGTAAATTTGGTCGTTCTTTTAGTATTTTAAAAATTCCTTATTCGCTTAAACTTTTAATACAAGAATTACAGGTTATGAATGTTCAAATGCGTATTATTACTGACAATAATGTTGATCAATTATTAAGTATGTCATATTCAGATAATATATCTCAACTTCTAAAAATAAACGAACCATTAAAAACAGCTATATCAAGTTTTCAGAGAGAAGTTAATGATATTATTAGAAAACCTACAAAATATATGTTACCTACAGAAGTTGCTGTTGCTAATACAAATTTGTCTGAAGAATCTAAAATTTCTCCTGAATATGCACCATATTCACCTGCATATGCACCTAATAGTTCTCCTGAATATGCACCATATTCACCTGCATATGTACCTAGTAATATTAGTTCACAATCATCTGATAACTATGTTCCTGGACAAATAGAATTTGAACCAGTATCGCCTACAACTCCACCTCCACAACAATTAATGAATACTGCAAATTATTATGAACCTGTTTCACCAACATCTCCACCTCCACAACAGTTAATGAATACTACAAATTATTATGAACCAGTATCGCCAACATCTCCACCACCATTTTCTATAAAACAAACAAGCATATTAGAAGTTGATAAACCACCTGAAACAAATCAAGAAACAAATAATAATCAAGAAACAAATAATAATCAAGAAACTGAAACTAAAAAACAAGTTACAATTTCAGAATCTGAAACAAAAAAAATAACTTTATAAATAAAATTATAAATAAAAATAAAAATGAAATAAAAATAAATCATTAACATAATATTATAATATAAACATGACAAGTCAAAATTCAAGCATATTAATTCCCACTATTTATACATCAAGAAAAACAATACTTGATTTAATGAAAACACAAGGATATAATATTGATGATTATGCAAATTTTAGTATAAATGAAGTAAATTCGATGAAAATAAATAATCAACTAGATATGTTGCTAGAAAAAAAAGATGAAGATCCTGTAACTAAACGAAAAAACAAAATATATATTCGTTTTTATTTAGGAAAAACAATTAGACCAGCAAATTTACAAGAAATGATAGATGATTTATTTAATTTAGAAGAAGTATTACAAAAAGAAGACACATTATTTATTATAATTAAAGATGAAATTAATGAAACATTAACAAATGAATTAAAACATATTTGGGAAAAAGATGGAATTTTTGTGGTAATTGAAAGTATTAAAAGATTACAATTTAATATATTGGAACACGCATTAGTTCCAAAACATCGTATTTTAAATGAAAATGAAATTCAAGAAATAATGAAAAAATATAATATTACAGATAAAACATTATTTCCAGACATTTCAAGATTTGATCCTGTAGCACGAGTAATTGGAATGAGACCAGGTCAAGTATGTCATATATTAAGACCAAGTAAAACTGCTATTGAAGCAAATTATTATAGAGTATGTGTTTAAAAATATTATTTATATATAATATAATTAATGAAAATTGAACAACCATTAGATATTGGGTTTACTATTTATACAAAAAGCGGTTGTTCTTTTTGTACAAATTTAAAAAAACTTTTAATTGAAAAATGTATATTTTTTTTTGAAATAGATTGTGATAATTATTTAATTGAAAATAAAGAAGAATTCTTATCATTTATAACAGAAAAAGCAAATAAAGATTATAGATACTTTCCGATAGTTTTTTTAAATTCATCTTTTATTGGTGGATATAATGAAACAAAAGAATATTTAGATAACTTAGAAAAAGATTATAATAACATATTTGATTTAATATAAATTATTTAATAATTATTTTTTATATTTAATAATTATTTTGAATTAAATATTCTAATATTTATACATATTTATTTTAAATAAATATATATATTAATGTCTAACATATCTTATGACATTATTGAAAATAATTTAGTAGATCCTGCAAAATTTACACGAGAGGTACAAACATTAAATGAACAGTTACCTTCTATTTTAGCCGATTTTAAAAAATATTATGTATTTTATAATAAAAATCCTGAATATAATGAATATCAACAATTATTTGAAAATATAAAAAGTAATTTAAATAAGATAAATTCACAATTATTTACTATTGGAAATGATGTACAAGTTGAAACAAATAAATTAAGTAAAAGTATGATTAAATTAGACGAATTAATACAAAATGATAAAAAAACAAATACTACTTTTAAAAATAAATTAAAAACACTTAAAGAAAAAAAAAGTAGCGCCTATGAATTGATTTATGACTATAATACACTATATGATATAGAATATTTAAAGAATTGGGCAATGTTTTTAAATATTATAATTGCTGGTTTTATATTATCATATGTTTTTAAGGTAAAGCCACAAATAAAATAATATTTTTATTATATAATGTTTAATTTTTTTAAAATAAATTTACATCCTAAAAATTTACAATTAGAAAAATATTTATCATTACAAAAATATATATTGAAATCTATATATGACTCCATTAAAAAAAAGTACATTAATTTAAAAATAAAAAATAAAAATAAAAGGAAAATTACAATAAAATCAAATGAAATAATAAACACAACTAGTAATATGCCTTCTATAATATTTTTTCTCTCTATACCAATAATATATTTCTTTTCCAAATAATGTTTTTTATTTATTTGTGTAATATATAATATAAAAATGAATAATACTATATTAAATTTAGAAACATTAAACTCTGAATATAATATTATTTTAAAAAAATATGAACAAATTTTATCAGATTATTCCAACTTTTTGCAAGAACAACAAACACCTGAACCATTAATAAGCATTACAGGTCAAGCATTTTGGGGTACTAAAGCATTATCTACAACTACATCACCTAATGTAACTGAATGTAAAGCATTATGTTCATCAACTACAAATTGTTCAGGTGCAACATATACTTCAAATACAAACCAGTGTTGGTTAAGAACAGGTACAGGAACACCAATTCCAGCTGCAGATACTTCTTATGCAATTATTACTCAAAATATGGAATACTTATTAACATTACAATATTTAAATCAAAGATTAACAACAATTAATGATAATATACTTAAGGCTATTGAACAAGGACAACCTTTATATGACGAACAAAATAAAAATAAACAAATTAAAAAATATACTCTTCAAAATAACTTTGCCAAATTAAATGAAGAGAGAGAAAGTATAGACAAAACAATTAAAGAATTTCAAAATTTAAATGAAGCACAAATTGAAAGTAATTTATCAGTAAATCAAAATTATTATTCTTATATATTTTTGTTATTTTTTGCAATATTTATTATAATAATGTTAATTAAATTTGTTCCTTCAGATGCATCAAATGTTAAATATGGTGGAGGTATACTAAATAATAATACATACTTTATTATTTTTGCTATAATTTTAATTATTTTTTGTATAATATTTCAAAAGTAAATATTTTGTATTTATATATATTAATATAGATGAATAATATTTATACGCCTTCTTTAAGTGATGGATATAAATATAAAAATAAGAATAAGAATAAGAATAAAAATAAGAATACAGAAGGGTTTGCAAATTTAAATATTGATAAAAGTGGTATAACACAACAATCAATTAATGTTTTAGATAAAACTAATATATCTAACCAAACTAGTTCTATTGTTAGTTTAAGAGAGAAATATAAACAAACATTAAATGATTATGAAACTTTAATTCAACAAATTTCAGGCGATACAAGTAATTATTTACAAAGAACTAATGCATCAAACCCGTATTTAAATAAAACTATTAAATTTACAACAGGTGAATTAGCATATGTTACAAATCAAGGAATTGTAAAATATATTCCAAATCAAGCTATTTTTACAAGTCTTGGATTATCTTCTAATTTTGTAAATATTAATATTCCATGGGATACTTCATATTCTAATGCTGGTATCACACTAAATACTACACCACAACTTATTACTGGAACACCTTTACAATTAAATCAAAGTATAGGAAATGAAGGAAATAATATTTTTGTAGATACATTGATAAAAGATTCAAATGCTAAATATGTAGGATGTTATGCCGATAATGCAACAAATACTACAATGACATTTATAGGTGGGTCGCCATCTAAGGGTAATTATATTAAAAATGGTAATTTCTCTCAACCACAAATTACTACAAATAATTATTCTTTAATAAATTCAAGTTCACAAGTTCCTAATTGGAATTTTAATGCATATATTTTTAATTCATATGCTGAAATGACAAATACTGTACCTTATCCAAATGGTACACAATGTGCATCTATTTATTCAAACCAAAATTTTTCACAATCTGTACAATTAAATACAGGTATAACATATATCTTATCATTTGTTGCGTTTGGATATATAATGAACAATTTATCTAATACATTAACTGTACTTGTAAATAATTCTTCTATTTATAATATTACTCCTACAAATTCATGGACTACTTATTCTACACAATTTACAGTATCTAATTCAGGAATGGCAACTATTTTATTTCAAGGTGCAAATATAAATGCATCTATACTCATTCAAAATATTCAAATATTAGAACAAGGTACAACATCTTCAGGAAGTTATAGTTATGATATGTGTAAACAAGAAGCAGTTAATTTAGGTTTTCCATATTTTGCATTACAAAATGTAAATTTATCTACTAATTTAGGTTATTGCGGTGTAAGTCAAAGTGAAATTAATGTAACACAGCCTGGTATAAGTTATGTTCCAACAGCTCAAGTCCCTTTATGGTCATCTTCTACATCAGGACAAACAGGAAATACTGCAATATTAACAAATGTAGGATCATTATCAGTAATTAATTCTAATGGTACTTCAGTATACAGTACTCCAATGACAACCACAATACCAAGTAATTATCTTGGATGTTATGGTGATGGTCCTAATAGAGCTATGGCTTTGTATAATAATGGTTCACAACAATATAGTAATTCTCAATGTCAGCAAATAGCCCAACAAAATGGTGCAACATATTATGGTTTACAAAATTCAACATCAGGAACAACTGCGCAATGTGCTTTAAGCAGTAATTTATCACAAACTACAGGGTATGGAAAAGCAAGTAATTGCACACAGTTAACAGATGGTTCATTGAGCGGGTCTTTTAGTGGCGGTGGATGGTCTAATGCTGTTTATAGTACAACTAATCCATCAAGTATTTATTTTTTAATTTTACAAGATGATGGAAATATGGTAATATATAGAGGGTCAGGGCCAAATGATAATCAAGGTGTTGTATGGGCTTCAAATACACAAAATCAACAACAACAATCTAATTCTGCATATTCATCAGCAAATGGTAAATATGGTCAGAATTGGATATCTTCAGGTTCTACATTAGCACCTGGTGATTTTGTGGGATCAACAAATGGTAGTATGGCTTTAATTATGCAATCAGACGGCAATTTAGTTTTATATACTTTTAAAAATGCAATTAATTGCCAAAAAATGAGCGATGGAAATATGGGTGGAGGAGTTGGTGCAAATGCACTAAATAAATTAAATGAAACAGGTTATCAAAGTAATATGGCACAACTTGCATATGTTGATCCAAATTCAGAAATACATATGTATCCATCTTCTAATATAGAATTAACTACTAATTATACAGAATTTACACAAACAAATAGTATTGGTAATGATATTGAAGGTGTATCTTATGGAAATGCAACTGTAGAACAATGTAAAGAAACATGCAATGCTAATTCTAATTGTTATGGATTTGTTATGGGAAGTGAAGGTAATGTTTGTATTCCTAAAACAAGTAGCATGTATCCAGTTGGAAATAAACAATACGATTCAAATTTTACTACATATGTTAGAGAAAGACAACCTATGAATCCACCTATCGGTGTTTCATACAATGTGAATAATACAGATTCAATTACTTTTCAAAATTATGTTAATGGTGGTAATTTTCAAACATCATATGGTTTAGCAAATGCATCAGCAGAACAAAAACAACAATTACAAAAAATGGAAACAGAATTAAATACACTAGCTTCTCAAATTTCAACATTAAATACAACCCTTAATGATAATAATAAATTAACAAATAATCAATCATCAATAAATTTAACTGGTATAAATACTTACTTATCTGATTTAAAAAGTGTATACAACAAATTAACGAATGTTAGTAACAATAATAATGTAGAAAATATATTAAATGATAGTGATATTGTAGTATTACAACAAAATTACGATTATTTATTTTGGGCAATTATAGCATCAAGTGTAGTTTTAATTTCTATGAATATTTTGAAATAATTTTAATTTATATTATCTTCTTATATATATTATCTTCTTATAATTTATAATATATGTCTTCTAATATTAAAGATAATAATCAACAAATACTTAATGATATTCAATCATTACAATCAATTGAACAGCAATTATTTAATAGTTTAGAAAATAATCCAAGCTTAACTTCGGAACAACAAACACAAATAGTTGAAAAAATAAATCAAATATCTACTATGCGTATTAATTTATATCAAACATTAAGCGGTGTAAATAATTTATTTCAAGATGCTTTAATATCATCACAAGATACATTAAAAGATCAAACTGATGCTATTAGTATTATTGAAAGTGAATTGAATATTTCTAAACAAAAATTAAAAGCATTAGAAGAAGAAAAAAATAATAAAATCAGATTAATTGAAATTAATAGTTATTATGGAGATAAATATTCAGAACATTCAACATTAATGAAAATTATTATTTTTACACTAGTTCCAATTATTATTTTAGCAATATTACATAATAAAGAAATCCTACCAACCAAAATATATTATGTATTAGTTGTTATTGTTTCTGCTATAGGTGCTTATTATTTGTGGTATAGATATGCTTCTATTATAATGAGGGATCCTATGAATTATCAAGAATATGATTGGTATTTTAATGCTAGTAGCGCACCATCAGTTGCAGAATCATCTGTTAGTAGTGATCCATGGTCTTCCAATAATATAAATCTATCGCTTACATGTATTGGAAAATCCTGTTGTTCTACAGATCAAACATATGATACTTCTTTAAACCAATGTATAAGTGATTCTACTGTTACAGAATCATTTGTGAATAAAGTTTTAACAAAATCACAAATAAAATATAAACCTGATGTAAATTTAAATAGTAATTTAATATTACCACATAATAGTTAATTTTTATAACTTTTAATATTTTTTTAATATTTTTATTATATAATATAATTTAATATAATAATAATATAATAAATAATGACAAATTCAAATACTTTTGATATAAATAAATTAAATAATTTAATACAACAAGCAAGTCAAACTATTGGTTGTGATACTAATTGTCAACAACAGCGTAATGCAGAACAACTTAAAACCAAATATCTTGATGCAAAAGTTAATGAATTAACTGCAGAAAATCAATTACTGGTTGCAACCAAAAACTATATGACATTTACAGAAGGCACATCTGCATATAATACTTATATGAATGATGATTTAACATCAAAAGCTACAAAAATTACAGATTTATTTCAAACAAATTTTAATAATGAAGTAAAAAAAGTAAATGACAATATAAATACTTATAAAGGATTATTAATTAATTATAATAATGTAAATGAATTACATTCCAATTATATTACTGAAAATAAACAATTAGAAAAAAATTTTAAAAACAAAAACTTTGATATTATAACAAATGATAGAAAAACATATTATCAAGAACAAGGAATAACAAACCTACAATTTTATTATTATTTGCTTTTAATTATTTATATAATTTGTGTAGTTGTATTTGTAATTTCTTTATTTGTGTATTCAAGTTCTCTCACAATTAATTGGAAAATAAAAATAATTATTGTTATTTTTTTAGTTATTTTGCCTTTTATATCTTCTTCGTTATTATCTTTAATTATTGAATTGTTTTATAAAATATATTCTATACTTCCCAAAAATGTTCATTTATCTTTATAAATTTTATTGCATGTCCATTTATAATTCTGACATTTCATCCATATCTTCTTTTGGATATATTATTTTTACACATTGCCATCCTGCTAATTTATTACATTGTCCAAACTTTTTATCCATATAATCGTAAAGTTCTTGACCTTTGGGCATTTTTCTTGATCCTTGTTCTCTCTGAAACCACAATTTAAACTCCTCTCCTAGTTCTTTCTTTTTTATTCTATCTTTAGGATTATTTGTTTTTTCTATCATTTCAGAAATAAATGCAGAAATATGATCTTGACCTTTTCTATAATTATTTGATGCGCTCATTACTATATCACAATCTTCTACAATTCCATTTGTTTTATATGCCCTACTTACAAGCATACTTGCAAATATTGGTGCAAATATAGGCAATTTTTCTTTTAACGATTTATCTTTTTTAAACACATAAGGTGTATCATCCGTATGTGTTTCACCATCATCTATAAATTTTGACATAAAATCACATTTTCTAATACGTCTCCATGTTCCATCATCGTTACTTTCAATGTCAAACAAATTATTTGTACAAACAACCAAATTAAATTGAGGTTCGAAAATTTCACTTTCAGAATATAATCCTCTTGCTTGTAAAGGGTCGCCACCAGTAAGTTCTTTCATTATACCTTCATTTAATTTTACTCCTTTTGACGGTTCTTGCATTACAGCATATCGAACTCCCTTTAATTTAAGAACTTCATCTGATGTACCACCAATTAATCCTCTTTTTTCTGTAACTAAAGTGATTGGAACCGTGCCTTTATAATCTCCTAATGTTACAGACATTAAATCTGCAATAATTGATTTACCATTACTACCACTACCATGATAAACATTGAATGTTTGATTTTTATTTGTACCAATTAAACATGATGCAAAATGATCCCACATATATTTATTTAATTCTTCAATTGGAAATAATTTTTTCATAAATTCTATAATTTCAAATGACATTTTATTCATTTCTTCGCACATTGATTCATAATGAATATAATCTATTTTTGTTGATTTTGTAATATAATCTTCAGGATACCCATCTCTAAATGTTTTTTGTTTAAAATCAACAACCCCATTATTAAAACATAATAAATATTTATTTGTATCCATATTTTTTATAAAATCACCATCATAAAATAGTTCCATTGCTTCTCTCATAATATTGTTTTTATCATTTGTTTTTTTTAATTTAATTTTTATATCATGAATTGTTTTTATTTTATTTTTAATAAACACTGCTCTATCATCTGTAGGTTCATAGTGTGTAAATTCATGTGCCAAATTATCGCCTTTGTTAGAAAATAGATCATACATTTGTTTTGAAATAGATTCTCTTAAACTAAGACCTTTATCCATACACCATCTATGATTTTTAAAAATATACCATATTCCTTTTTTATCATAACTTACACATACATACTTATCTTTATACATTTGTTTTAATACTTGTGCTAAATCATATTCTGTTTGTGTATTTAATGATTCTTCAATATAATAATCAATTGATGCATATTTTACTTTTTCATAACCTTCAAAATTATATTGTTTTGCCCAATACATAATTGATCTACGAGTAACACCTTCTTTTGAACAATTAAAATACTTTTTCCATTGTGCAAATAAACCTGGAATTGTGTCGTATTCAAAATCTGATGCTTTACTTCGTAATAATATCCATGATAAAAACAAACGATCGTCTGTATGTTTTAAAGCAAATGCTACTTGTCTATTTAATAAATGTGATCCTGATTCATAAAATTTTTCGGGCAATACCTGTGTATATTCATGTATTTCTTTAATTTCATATTCATTTGGTTTTAATTTGGATAACATAATATTTACTGCCTTTTCTAATGTTTCTTTATTATGTATATCGCTTAATGAAATATATTCTTCATCTGAATTATCATCATTATTTATTATATCAAGGCGATTAATTTTTGTTTTACTATTTAGTTTTTTTAATTTAGTTTTTTTATTATCTAATCTTTTATTATATTCATCAATTATTTTTGGATTTATTTCAAATTTGGGATTAGAATCATTTTGTACAGATAATTTAATAAAATTTTCTTTTAAATTAAATTCTTCTACTTTTTTTTCATTCATCATAAATTCACCATCTGTTTTATCATATGTAATTGTAAAGTGTTGTGCAAGTTCATATGCGTCATTTCCAGGTTTTCTTGAACCAAATAATTGCCAATTTGTAACACCTTTGCTAATACCCTCATCTAATACTGAATCCCATGTATTTATTAATGGTAAATCCCAAATTTCAGGTAATTTTTGAAGAATTTTATCACGAATCATCATTTGCATTACATAATCTATTTGAATATTTATTAACATATGGATACCATCTTTTGTTATACTTTTATCTTCTAATCTATTTACCTTTGGTTTTTCAAAAATAAATATGTCAAAACCTTTATTTTCTTCAAATATAAAGAACTCTTTTAATTCTTCTAAATAAATAAGTATCATATCTTGAATATGATCAATAGTATGTTGTCTAGTTTCTACATCATAATTATATCTAAAGTCAAAATCTACTGCCATTGTTCCTCCATAATCTAATTGTTTTTCTGTTAAATATTCTTTCTTTTTTTTTATAAAAATATGGTCATAATACAACTTAAAAAATTCAGGTAAATCTTCTTTTGGAATAATATAAGCCCCACCATATATATTTAATTCTTTATCTGGAATTCTTGTATGTGTAGATGTACATCCTGTATTATTTTTAGCAGTATGCTTTGCTAAAAATTCATTCAAATCTTTAAATTGTGAGGATATTGACATTATATTATTCATATATTATTATATTATATTAACATTTTTCTATTTCATTTTTTTTAAAATTAAATATTATTAACTATATAAAATTAATATAAATAAATGGTATTAATATACATATAATGACACTTTTTATATCAAAAGAAACAATTAGTAGACTATTAAAAGATGTAAAACAAATTATTGTAAACCCTCTTACCGAAAATGGAATTTATTATATTCATGATGAAACCGATATGCTTAAAGGATATGCTTTAATTATTGGACCATCAGAAACCCCATATTTTGGTGGATATTATTTTTTTGAATTACAATATCCAAGTGATTATCCTCATAGTCCACCTAAAGTTTTTTATTGTACAAATGGTGAAGATATAAGATTTAATCCAAATTTATATAAATGTGGAAAAGTATGTATATCTTTATTAAATACCTGGCGTGGTGAACAGTGGACATCATGTCAAACCATTTCTACAGTATTACTTACATTATGTAGTTTACTTTGTAAAAATCCATTATTAAATGAACCTGGAGTTACAAATATACATATAGATTTAAATAATTATAATAATATCGTTGAATATGCAAATTTAAATGTAGCTGTATGTGATATTGTAAACAAAAAACATGGAATATATATGGATTTTTTTGAAAATTTTTACCCTTTTATAAAAGAAAGTTTCATTAAAAACTATGATGAAATGTTAAAATTTGCTGAAAATAAAAGTATTACTGATTTTCAAGAAGTTAAAACTATAAAAACTTCATATTACACAATGTCTGTTAATATTAATTATCATAAATTAATACAAAAATTAATTGATTGTAAAATAAAAATGATTGAAAAATAAAATTGAAATAAATAAATAAATAATATAAATATATTATATATTTATAACTATGCATTTCTGTACAAACTGTGAAAATATGTATTATATCCGTATTAATGCGGATGACTCTAATACACTCGTATATTATTGTCGTAATTGTGGCAATGAAGATAAATTACTTTCTACAAGTAATGTATGTGTATCTAAAACACAAATTAAAAAATCTGAACAATCATTTAATCATATTATCAATAAGTATACAAAATTAGATCCTACATTGCCAAGAATAAATAATATTTTATGTCCTAATTTAGATTGTGCAACTAATAAAAGCGATAAAGAAAGAGAAATTATATATATAAGATATGATGACACTAATATGAAATATGTTTATTTATGTAGTGAATGTGATACAGTATGGCAAACAAATAATCAATCTTAATCATCTTCTTTCCTTTCTATAAAATATTTCATTATATCATTTTTAAACTCTTCTGTCATTTTATCTGTAGGAATTATAATACCTGTAGAATCATAAGTTATATGCACATTTGGCGAATATTTATGATTTATTAAAATTTTCCATCTTTCAGTATATCTGCGATTTTGTTTTGTTCCGTGATAATGATGTCTTATAACGCCAGGTATATGACCTAATCTAAGACCTTTTACTTTTGATTGATATTCCATCATACTATTACTATAATCTTTACTATAATTTATATTATTTATTAATTTACAACTATTTATAAATGATAAAGCCATTATATTATCTCCTGAGCCTAATACACCTTTATCAAATAACCCTCCAATTTTTTCATATGCAGTTCTTGTTATAGCCCATGCATAACCTGGATGCCAATAATCTATATTTTTTGTAACATATTTTTTATTTCTACAATAATTATAACCAAATCCATTAAATATATTTAATGTTGTATTATCATAATTCATATCTACACAATGACTAAATAATTGTACAACATCTTTATATCCATTTAATAATTTTAATGTATCATTTACCCATGTAAAACTTTCAAATTCAATATCAGAATCTATCCATGCAAACGCTTTATAGTCAGCTGGAAGTAAATATTTTACTGCTAAATTAATCATATTTTCTTTATGCCAAAGAGGTACATCTGTTTTTATTTGTAAATGATTTTTATTATTAGAATCAGTTACTGCATATTTTTGGTCACCATAAATTAATTCTACAATAAACAAATTAACATTTTCTTCATCATTTTCAATTCTTTTTACAAATTCTTTTAATAATTTATATCGTTTTGAATAAAGACACGGATTTGACAATACAGCAATTACATTTAATTTTTCTTCAATTGGTTTATTATTTTTTAATGCACTTTTCATATCATTTATATTATAAGTGATGTCATCTAATTCTATTCCATCTATTACTGTCATATTAAATATATAACAATTATTTATTTAAATTCATTTATTAAAATAAAATAAAATTGAATTAATTTTATTTAAAAGTATCTTTAGTAATTATAATAATGAGTGATATAGAAGAATTATTATATAGCGATAATGATAATGATGAACATAGTATTAATAGCGATATCGGTGATACTATTGTGCCATCAAAAAATAAAAAAAATAGCAATATATTTACATTAAAAAAAAATTATTTTGATTTTGACGGGGGTTATTATCATGGAGGTGGAGATAATGAGTCTGATGATGATAAGGAAATAGAAGAAGGTGAAGAAATTGAAAAAGAAGATATTGAAGAAGGTGAGGTAATTGAAGATGATGATGTTGAAGAAGGCGAAATAATTGATGATGATGATGTTGAAGAAGGTGAAATAATTGAAGATAATGAAGAAGATGAAGATAATCAGGATAATGATAATAATACCATAATTAATAAAAACTCCAAGGAATTATTAAAAAAACAACCAACTAAAAAAATAACCAATAATTTACAACCTATAAATGATGATGATGATTATGACGATGACGATGAATATGAAGAAAATTATTTACAAAAATTTGATTCTCAAATTAAAAAAAATTATATTGATGACTTTCATCAAGAATGTTTTATTCATAATTATGATGAAATTTCAAAAATGACAAATGTTGTTAGAGATAATTTTGGAATTATTATTGATCCATTACATAAAACATTACCATATTTAACTAAATATGAAAAAACACGAGTATTAGGACAAAGAGCTAAACAAATAGAAAACAATGAACCACCATTTGTTAAAGTTCCTGAAAATATTATAGATGGATATATTATTGCAGAATTAGAGTTACAACAAAAAAAAATTCCTTTTATCATTAAAAGACCAATGCCAGGAGGTGGGGTTGAATATTGGCACTTAAGAGATTTAGAACTTATATCATTTTAATTACACTTTTTAACAACTAATTGAATTTTCACATATCTGCATGGTCATATATATTTATATTTTTTATAATATATGAAATTGTAATTAAACTTTTTCTGATATATTCTTCAGAACAACACATTAGTTCTGCTATACATTTATTTGACCTGATAGGTTTAAAATCAATACTGTATTTTAAATAAAAAATTCTTTTTAAAAAAGGCGTTAATGATAAGTTAATTGTATTTATTATTTCTTCTAATTTAAAATTATTATTTATATTATTTAAAATATTATCATTATATTTATTTGTGTAATACATTTTTTCTAATTGCCAAGCTTCATCACTCTGTATTATGTTTGTATTCAATAATTGTTTGTATATTATTATATCATTATTAGACATATTTGTTTTGCTTTTAATTCTATAACTTTTAGGTAAAATGCTTAATGAAAAATGAGATGTAAGTATTTTTAACAATTCAGATTTTATATAAATATTTGCATAATTTGTAAATGAACTTTTGCCATTATATTTTTTAATTGATTTATATAGTCCTATTTTACTTGCTATAATCAAATCTTCTATAAATATATTTGTACATTTATATTTATGAAACCTTTTAAATTCATATGCTTTATTAATTGCCCATTTTTCAAAATACTTATATAATATTTTTTCACTTTTATCTCTATTACATAAAGGGTTTTTAAATATTTCATTTAATATTTTAAATGTTGATTTATTTAAATATAATGGAGTTACATATGATTGCACTGAAAATATAAATAAATTAAACATTACACAAATGTATAAAAAACACATCATTTATTTATTGTTATTTATTAAGAAATATTTATATATTTTACAAAAAGTATAATTATTTATAATAATTGTATAAAGATATTAAATATTTAATCATATATTATTTTATTATGGTAGATCATATAATAAAAACAAGTTTTTCTGTTTTATTTGGAATAGGAAGTACATATTTTATATTTTTATTTTTTAAAAATATAACAGATAATTCAAATGAACAAATTATTCTACAAAATGAAAATATTATTAAACAAAATGAACTTGTTATTGAACAAAATATTGAAATTATTAAACAACATGAAAAAATATTATTACAATTACATACTATAAATGATAGTTTATTTTATAATAATAAATTAATTACAGATCAATATGACAATATACAATCAACATTATTAAAATTAATAATAGATAGTCCATCTAGTCCATCACCGTCAAAAGAAAATATAACCATTACAGATAATGATGTAGAACATGAAGGATATGATATGATACCTTGCAGTAATACAACCAAAATTACAAATAATAATAAAGTATTTGGATTTTTTTAATTAAAAACATAACAATTTTAATTATAAAAAATATAAATATAAACATTTTGTATAATTATATATTAATTTATATGAATTATATTTTTGAAATATTAGGAGATTGTACACATTTTATTTTTTATTATTTATTATGTGATTATTGTGGGTGTTATGATGAAATAAATGATGATTTGGATCATTCAGATGTATATATAGAAATTTAGCAATTTTATATAAAAAATTATATAAAAATGAATTTAAAAATATAATTTATATTTATTATTAGATGAAAGTAGCATTATGTTTTATTATTAATTATGATCATATTTTAAATAAAGAAGATATATGGAAAAAATGGATTGAACCAAATAAAGATATAATTAATGTTTATTTTTATTATAAAGATTTAACAAAAATAAAATCAGAATGGATTTTAAAACATGCAATACCATCTAATTTAATACAAGAAACTAGTTATTATTATGTTGTACCTGCATATTTAACTATACTCAATTATGCATATAATCATAATATACACAATAAATGGTTTTGCATGCTTACTGATTCATGTTGCCCTATAATATCACCCAAAAAATTTAGATATTTATTTTATAAGTATTATAATAAAAGTATAATAAGTTGTAAAAAAGCTTGGTGGAACATTACATTCCATTCAAGAGCAAATCTTGCACTATTGCCCAATGAATTACATTTAGCGAATGATGCTTGGTTTACTTTAAAAAGAGAAAATGTTATACAATGTATAAATTTTGTTCGTAATAAAAATGATTTTTCAAAACTTATTTGTGCAGGAGGATTAGCAAATGAAAGTTTATTTGCAATTATTTTATATATTTATGGTGAAATAAAATATATTATGAATTGTTCAACACATATTATAGATTGGAATAGAAGATCTTCGCCTACAAGTCCACATATATTTAAAGATGGCGATAAATTTGATATACAAATAATTGAACAAACATTAAAAGAAAATGAATGTACAATGTTTATAAGAAAAATATCACCTGATTTTCCAAATAAAATTTTAGAAAAGTATATTTATGAATATTCTCTTGAATCAGATTCAAAACTTATTTTACATAATCCATTTATTATAATAAAAATATATAACTTTTTATTAAATTATTTTATGTATTTTATTTTTATACCATTAGTTGTATATTTGTTAACAAAAAATACATTTTTTAAAATTTAATTTTTTATTTTCATATAAATCTTCTATTTTTAAACTTAATAAATCAATTGATTTGTCTATAATATATTCTATTACTTTTTTTTCAATGTCAGGTAAAATAAATAAATTAGATTCTATCAAAATATGTAATGAATACTTTACAAATGTTATTATATTTTTTGAATTTATTAATTCTACTTTTATTGCTTGATTGTTATAAATATCTGCAATAAGCTTTATTATAGCTGGTATATCATATATATTTATTGTATTATCTGATATAATATTATTTATGTCAGTTATAATATTCGCCATTGTATTTGGCGATGCAGCTATAAAAGTTTGTATCCAAATTATTTGATTTATTGATAGAGTATACAAAGGATTATCTAAATTTATTAAAATTAATTTAGTAAAATCAAGATCCATATATTATAGTAAAATATTAATTATAATAAAAATATTTTTATTATATTTTATTATAATTAATTTTATTGTATAAAATTAAAATACTTTTTAACTCGTTTTCCATCGTTGTCCACAATCAATACATGTTACAAATATTGTCATAGGTTCATCTGCAGACCTGGTTTGTTGTAAATAATAAGTACATTTATTTGATTTACATTTTCTACATGTGAAAGTATCTGTTGCTGCTTCTAAATTAGTCTCAAATTTATGTTTATCTCTTTTACTTTTGGCATCTATAAGTTCTGTCCATTTATCAGGACATAAATCTTGATGTGACATAAATGCTACTGAATGTGGCTTAATTGTACCATTATTTATTTGATCTATAATATTTTGATTTAAATTTGTGTAAATACTTTTAAGTCTATCTAAATAAATTTGAATAAAATATTTATTATCCCATTTTTTAACAATTTTTTTAATATCCGATTCTTTCAATGAATAATTAAAAATACCTTTTTCAAGATTTATACTGTTTTTTTCATTTTTTAAAATTTCATTAAATTTATTTCTAATATTTTGTCTGAATAATTCAGGGTTTTCAATTTTTTGAAGTGACATTGTTATACTATTTATAATTATACCATTATGTTTAAATTAATATCAATTTTATTTTTTATTTGTATATATATTTTTTGAATATATATTTTTTGAATATATATTTTTTCATTTTTATTTATAATTTTTAGTATTTAAAAAAATACGCTTGTACAATAAAAAATTGAAATAGATTTAAATACTTATACACTAACTATATTACTTATCTATTGCTTACATTTGAAAAATGAATTATACTTCAACTATTGACGAATTTGGTCGTGATAACTCACTTAGAAAACCTAAGGTAACTAATACATATAAACTTAAAGATAAATATAAAAGTAAAAAATGGTCGGATATTTGTGACGAAATAGAAGATGAAATTGACAGAATATGCTTAGAACAAGAAACTAAACAAAAAGAAAAAGAACGCAAAGAATTTAGTCTTCTTACACAAGAAAGAATTGCATTGCTAAATAAAGGCTTATACGATCTTGAAGATGGTGAAATTTTGGAATAACTTCTATCCATTGTTTAAAAAATTAAAATAAAATAAAAATAAAAAATAAAATAAAATTAAAATAAAAATTAAAATAAAAAAATTAAAATATGGGTTGCAATAAGTCGTAAAACTTTAACTCTCATAAGAGGGTAAGGTAATCCCTTATTTTTTTATACAAAATATATATTATTTTATTAATCGTCATAATCATAACTTTCTTCAC